AATGTCAGTATTTAAAACAACATTTTCAAGAGCATTAAATGTATTTGCATCAAATGATGCTAATATACCTTATCCAACTGTAATAACATCAGGAACTACTACAGATGCTGTAGTTGAAAAATTAGAAGATTCTGCAGCTACATTTATTACAGATAACGTAAAAGTGGGAGATATTGTTTATAATATTACAAATGGTACTGCAGCTACTGTTGTAAAAGTAGCAAATGAATTTCTCTTAGGTTTAAATGCAGATATATTTACCGCTATAGGTCAAGAATATGTTATATATCAAGCATCACCTCAAACAGGATTAGGTAATCAGGGATGTTATATTTATATTGGAGATTCTGATACTAATTATACTGTTGTAACGATAGGTGGAGATCAAATTATATTTATTGCGCCAATCAAAGGAACTGTTTTGCCTGTTCAGATTATAAAATTGATTTCAGGCGGTAGTGCTATAGCTTTTTGGTAAGATGGCAAAGATTAAACAGCAAGATAGTACTTATCAATCTAAACCAAGGAAGTCAGGAGTAGCATCTAAGACTAAAACGAGTACCCTTAAAACGAGTAAGAACTACGTGAAAGCGTACAGAGGACAAGGAAGATAATGAAATACATTAATTATATATTGTCATCAATAGTATTATTATTTGTGCCAATACAAGGTCTTTTAATAGCTGTGGCTGCAGCAATAGTTTTAGACACTTTTACAGGAATATTTAAAAGTGTAAAGCTAAAAGGTTGGAGCAGTATTAGAAGTAGAGTTCTGTCAAATATAATATCAAAGATGGCATTATATGAAATATGTATTTTATTATTATTTGTTATAGATAAATATGTTCTGAATGAATTTGTAATTAGGTCATTTGGAATAACATATATGTTTACAAAAATTTGTACTATACTTTTAATTTTTGTAGAGTTGGTATCTATAAAAGAGAATATTGAAGAGACTTTTAAAATTGACATTTGGAAACTATTAAAAAAAGTTTTTATTAGAGCAAAAGAAATTAAATCAAATATAGACGACTTAAAAGAATGACAACACAGCAGATTATAAAAAAATACGGAACCCCTAATGAAACAGGGGTTGGTTATTTAGTAAAGATTCAACTTCCATACCCTATGCGTCTTGCTTGGGATACAGACACTACAGTAACTACAATGATGTGTCATAAATTAGTAGCTGATAAATTAAAAGCAGCATTTACCGATATATTAGCTGAGTATGGTTTTAAGAAAATTAGAGAGCTAGGCATTGATTTATTTGGTGGTTGTTTCAACTACCGAAAAATGATAGGTGGTTCTGCTTGGTCAATGCACGCTTGGGGAATAGCAGTTGATTTGGATCCGGGAAGAAATAAATTAAAAGAGACATCAAAAACTGCACGATTTGCACGACCTGAATATAAGCCAATGATTGACATATTCTATAAAAATGGATTTGAGTCATTGGGTAGAGAAAAGAATTACGATTGGATGCATTTTCAAATAAAAGACTAATGAGAAAAATAATTATTCTGTCCCTAATTTTGTCAATATTGGGGACAAGTTGTGCTTCGAGAAAAGTAAATATAGACAAAGTAGATTCTGTAGTTAAATCAGACAGCACTTCAGTAACAAAACAAGAAGTGGTTACTACTCAAGATAATCACGTTAGTGTTGTTACAGATACTGATGAAATAGAGATAAGTCCGGTATCTGATACAATACCTATGGTTGTGAATGGAATAACGTACATAAATGCAAAGCTAAGACACAAAAAAACAAAAAAGGTGTTAGTAGATACTACAAAAATAAAAGTGTCTGAAAAGGCTTCAATTGAAACCACAGTAAAAAAGAGTGCAAAAATAGAGATGGTGAAAAAAGACATTGATAAGAAATCAAATAATTGGTGGTGGCTTTTGATATTGTTATTTATTGCATTAGGATATTACACTTATAAAAAATTAAACAAAACTTTATTTTAAAAATTATGTCAATTAAAAGACCCGATACTCCGTTAGCTCCTACTCCTGACCCTATAAAAAATGTTAGTGTAGAGGCAAATTTAAAGACTTCTAACAATAACGGTAATTATAACGAGAAGTCTTCTACAAAATCTGTTACTACAAATGAAGCAGGAGAAATAACAGGTAAAAGAATATCAAGTAATAAAGATGGTAAGTATAGGTCTGCTACTCTTAGTTTTGATTCTGATGGAAATGTAATAGGGAATTTTGAAAAAGGAGATAGAGGAAGAACTATTATTGGTAAAAAAGCAGAAAAGAAGTTTAATAGAATAGAAAAAAGAAATAATTAAAACTAAAAAAAACTTTATTTTAAAAATTATATATTTGTACAATTAAATTAAATAAAAATGGAAACATTAACACAAGAAGAATTAGGAAAAATTCAAGAATTAAACGCAGAGTTTAACAAAGTAAAAATGGCAATTGCTGATGCTGAATTGCAAAAGCAAACATTAATTAGAGTTGTTGATGAGATTAAAGCTCAGTTCTCTGCGCACGAACAATTATTGATAGGGAAATACGGAGCTAATGCTGTTATAAATATTCAAACAGGAGAAGTAACACAAAAAACAGAGTAATATGACACCGGGTAAACTTATCGGAACATTGTTCCAATCAAGAGATGCAATGCACATCGCACACCTTCAAACGACATCGTTTGCAGAGCACAAAGCATTGAACGCTTATTATGATGGAATACTTGATTTGATTGACAAATTTACTGAGGCATACTTTGGTAGAAACAAAAGAGTTGAGATAGTTATCCCTGAGTCAAAGAACACAGATGCAACTACTCACTTAAAAGAATTACGTTCAACTCTTGATACTGAGAGAAACAATTATCCATCAGAGTTGCAAAACATTATAGATGAGATGATTGCTTTAGTAGACAAGATTCTATATCTATTAACTTTAAACTAAAATAAAATGGCAAAGATTAGTACATACCCTGATGCGATACCTCCTGCTTTAGATGATTTTCTTATTGGAACAGATGTTAGTAATTCTGATGCAACAAAAAGTTTTGTTATTGCAGATGTACTTGCTCTTGGCGATGGATATAATGTGTATAGTGCTCTAATTAGTTGTACTAATAGCTCAACTGTTACTACAAATGTTTTAAAAAATAATATAGGATCTATAGTATGGAGTAGAAATTCAACAGGTAATTATTCAGCTACTCTTGCTTCTGCTTTTACAATAGGAAAAACAGTGGCTATAACAAATGTAAATAATGGATATCTTATTATTGCTCCTTCTACAACAAATATTAGCGCTAATGTAATTTCTGTACAAACAAACCTTTCTTCTTCAGGAGCCTATGTAGATTACATAGAAAACCTTTATGTAGAGATTAGAGTTTACAATTAAAAATAAAATACATAATGTCGAAGATAGCTACTTACTCCTTAGCGGACTCACCTTTACAATTAAGCGATAGGTTAATAGGGACAGAAGCTCCTCGACCAACACCATCAGCTACTCCTCTTGCGACAAAGAACTTTTCGTTAGGGGAGTTGTTGAATTTGTTTTCAGGTAACTTTCCGGCCGCAAACCTTCAGGCCGTTCTTGATGCAGGGAATACTGCTACACAAAACATTACATTAGTAGGGACTATTGATACCACATTAATAAGACCTGATAATATTGAGGATACAAGTGGTAGTCAAGGAACAGTTTTTCAATTCCTTAGTAAAGGAGCTGTAAGTATAAATTGGGTTGATTTGCCGGTAGATAATCTTCAGGCCGTTCTTAATGCAGGGAATACTGCTACTCAGAGTATAACTCTTGTTGGAAACATTACTTCAACAAGAATAATACCGGGAAATATACAAGATGACACTACAGGTATTGGAACAACAGGTCAATTTCTTTCAAAAACAGCATCAGGTATAAGATGGGTAAATGCTCCTGCAACAACAACCCCGGGATTAGGAGATGTATTATCTGTAGGTAATACTGCGATAAATAACATCAATCTAACAGGTAACGTAACTGCAACTTCATTTATTAAAACAGGAGGCACAAACCTACAGTATTTAATGGCAGATGGTTCTGTTACTACAGGAGGAGGTGCTCCACTTTCAGCGTTACCATTTACAACAGACCATCTTTCTGCAACAAATAATCAATATGTAGTAGGAGATCTTGTTTGGTATCTTGGAGATGTATATAGATGCATTGCTAGTAATGATTCTATTATACCTACTAGCACATTATATTGGACTAATTTAGGAGCAGGTTTTCCATTAGTACAACAACCTGCAGATTGGAATGCAACAAGTGGTAACAATCAAATACTTAATAAACCAACAACTCCAACACTTCAAGAGGTTACTGATGCAGGGAATACAATAACAGATGGGACAGGCGGTAATTTATCATTAAATACCACGGGAATAAATATTAATTATAGTACATCAGGTGAAACTGCTTTTTTAGGGTATGATGGATATAGTCTTATTAATTATTCTGAAACCGTTAATAATAGCAGCGTTTTTTTAACTCCAATTGGGGGTTTATTACTTACTAATAATAATGAAATATCAAGTTTAAATTATAGTATTTTAGGTTTTGGCAATGTAAACTCAACTGCTTACTACGGCATACATGGTTTTTCAAAAACACATTATCCAAATCCAAATAATCCCAAAACAATTATAATTAATTTTCCAACTTCAATAGTTGGTACAGATAAAACACAAACTTTTCAAGATGCCGATGGAACAATAGCCTTAACTACTGATATAGGTGTTACTTCAGTAGGATTGACAATGCCATCTGCATTTAATGTAGCAAATAGTCCAATTACTTCAAGTGGTGATATAGCTGTAACAGGAGCAGGTTTAGTATCTCAATATGTTAGAGGTGATGGTACTCTTGCTAACTTTCCAAATTCAACAGGTGGCGGTTCATCAGTTAATTATTATCTTAATGGTTCAGTTTCACAAGGTACATTTGGTGGTGACACTTATTATCAATTAAGTAAAACACCAATACTTGGAGCGGGTACTAATTTTCAAAGAACAAACGCACAAGGTAATGGATATATTGCATCTTTTATAACTGATGCAGGTGATCCTAGTCAATTAAATATACCCGGTGGTAATTGGAATGTAGAGTTTTATTTTCAATCATCTTCAACAGGTGGTAGTCCTAGTTTTTATGCTGAGCTTTACAAAGTAAGTGCAACAAATGTATTTACACTTATTGCAAGTGATTCAGCTAATCCTGAAGGTATTACAAATGGTACAAGTGTTGACCAATACTACACTTCAATTCCTGTGCCTCAAACTACATTACTTGTTACTGATAGGTTAGCTGTTAGAATATTTGTAACAACAAGTGGTAAAACAATTACACTGCACACTGAAAATGGTAATTTATCAGAAGTATTAACAACATTTACAACAGGATTAACTGCATTAAATGGACTAACAGATCAAGTGCAATTTTTTGATGTTGGAACAGGAGCTACAAATTTTAATATATCATCAAGTGGCGATACACATACATTTAATCTATTATTCAATATAAGGAGAAATGCAAACAATTCTTCTAATAATAATATAAATTATAATGGATATGCTGTAACAGGTTCAGCAGAATCATCAGCAGTATGGACAATAACAAGATTAACAATAGCTGCAAGTGGTTCAATTACAACAGCAATTGCTACAAACGTAGCTTGGACAAATAGAGAATCAGCAATATATACATAAAAAATATAAATTATGCCAATTACAAGTACAAACCCGATTGAAGTAGATGGAAATGTTTATCCATATTTTATGGTAAATTTAGCAATATCACCATTAGTTAAACCAACTGATATAGGCGGTAGTGTAGCTATGAGATTAACTCCTTATAGAGTTTTAGAGGATGGAAGTTCAGTAAGTCTTCCTGACAATTCAATCCCTATAACCTATATGGATGTCTTTGATAGTGGAGATGCAGACGCTATAAATGCAGCGGCAACAATTATGGGTGCTTTGCAGACATTTATTAATGAAAAAAATCTTTAATCATGGCTTTAAGATATGCAGTAGCTACAGGCAATTGGAGTAATACAGCTACTTGGGATGGTGGTACTTTACCAACCACGTCAGACGATGTGTTTTCTAACGGATTTACTGTAACTATTGATGGAACATTTACAGTTTTATCAATCAGAAATACATTAAATGCAGCAGCACCTATTATTGTAGCAGGTGGTCAGTTTAGATATGCAAATGGTGGTAATTTAACTTGTACTGCTGCTCAAGCTATTTTTGCAGGTTCTACTACTCCTGTATTAGAAATGACTTTAGCAAGTCCTAATACTGCAATATTTAATGGTTCTGTTTTAACACTTACAAATACAAACAACTTTAATGCAATAAAATTGTCAGGAACAGGAACACTTACTTGTA